AATTTCTTTGCAACAACAAATGCAGGTCCACTATCTAGTGGGTTTGGTATGAAGTCAAGAATAGTTGCAGAAGTCATGTGAAATACATAAGTACCTTCTTCGTTGTAATACTCTGCTATAAGGTCACCCTCACCATTAGAGTTAGCCCAACTACCATTGTAAGAATCTGTGTAAGCAGAAGCATACGCACTACCAATACCTAATGTATTTACTACATCTTTTTTCATTATTTTGTCAGCAAACTTAGGATATACTTTAGCTAATGATTGTTTAGGTACTCTTCTTATTATTGCCATTTCTTTTGGTTGTTGGTCTGCACCAAAGTAACCAGGAAAACAGTTGTAAGGGTCACGAAGTTCTGCACAAGGATATGGTGTACCATCAGGTCCTTTTTTCTCTCTAATTACCCATACTGCAAAACCATAACCAGGTAGCCATCTACCTACTTGTGGCATTTGTAAATCTAATTTTTGTGTATCATCATACGAAGTTTGGAATACGACCTATCTTCTGTGACAAGTGTTCTAAACCTGACATCATTAGGTTAGGTACAGGTATTTGATAATCTTCAAAGCCTTTTAGTTGGTCACCAAGGAGAGCCATAATACCATCAGGTCCACCATTCATAATTGCACGAACACGACCTCTTGTAGAATATGCACTTTGATTGTCAAAGTGTAAATTGGTTACAGCGTATTGTATCTCTTCTGGTGTCATTTTATCCCCAAGGGCTTTCATTCATATCGCTTATATTCCATTCTCCAAAACTAGGTTTATAATCTAATCCTACCTCAGCTAATCGTTCTTTTCCTAATCTTCTTATAACTTTTAATGGAAACCAACTAGCCATAACAACATCTGATTTATAACTTTTTGCTTTACTAGCCTTACTAGCAGCACTTGAAAAATAAATTAGTTGTCTACGATATATATTACTCTTAGTTTCGCTTTCTGTACTACCATAAGGCAAATTTATTAGCTTTTGTTCAAACAATCCTTGCATACTTCCTACACCATAAATTGGGTCATATTTGTTTTTTTGTGTCTGATGACCTTCTAAATAAACACCATATCTACTACAGTAATCTTTTATATCTTTTTATAGATTTTTTTGCTTGTATAACGCCACCACCTTGTTCGTTTTCTATATCAACAAGATATAACTCACCTGTATCTGGATTAGCTGCCCATAATACACACGCCTGGAATCCTGTAGATGCAGGGTCTAATCCTGCAATTAAATGTGTACCTGCAGGTATGTGTCCTATAACTCTATTTATATCTCTACATTGGTCTATATCTTCAGAGTTAAACATAGTAATACCTTCTACAAATGCTTTATTAAGATAAACCATTTCAAAAATAGCTCTACCTCCTGTAGTATCTGCATTATTCTTTTGTGATATAAGCCATTTGTAAGTTCTCTTACTAGCCCACAACATACAGTCTTGATGTTCTTCAATATCTGTTTCAGGTAAAATACATTCTGCACTATGTGCTTCTTCTACAATATGTTCAAACTCTGGGTTTTCTAATAAGAAGTTATATAAATCTTCTGGGTGCTGTCTTGAACCTATAACAACTACAGCAGTATGTTCTTCTTTACGAGATGATAAAGTAGTTGTCCACCATTGTCTTGTTTGTTCTCTAGCACTAGGTTGCACAGTTGTACCATGGTCCTCAATGTCATCTGCAATAATTAAGTCACAGTCACGAGAAAGAATCTTACCACCTTTACCTACAGCTACCATAGTAGGTGACTTAATACCTGTAATGGTTCTAGTTCCTATAGTAAATTGTCCTGATGACCAAGATTTACCTGACCTAACTTTTGGTTGAAACTTAACACCTGGTCCATTCATTTCTTCGTTAAGTTGTTCATTATTTTCTAAATGGTCCATAACAGAACCTACAGCATTTTTTGCAATATCTTCATTACCACCTACCCACATAATTCTTATGTTTGGATTTTTACATATCTGCCACACAGCAAAGTGTGTAAGCAAGTCTGTCTTACCATGTCTAGGTGGACTTAGTATCATTTGTTGTTTACCATTTTCTATAGCATCAACAATGTTGTT